TCGACCGCCCACATGTGTGCTTCCGCCATGGTATCGGCCAGCACCTGAGCGGTGCGGGTGTAGTTTTCGAAGATGAACAGTGAATCGTCGCTACAGGTACGGTTGCCCCAGAAGCGGAAGCCGTCTTTGCGCACCAGCGTCGTCACACCGGCTTCGTTTAGCAGGTCAGCATCGGTGCCGCTCGCCTGTAAATCCCAGAATACGCTGGCGGAAAGACCGGTCACGCCATTCACGCCGACGTTTGACAGGGTTTTATGCCAGCCGGTTTCCTGGTCGATTTTGGCGCGCAGACCCAAAGCGCGTGCAGTGGCGTAAGCAATATCAGACTGGCTGGTAGCCGTATTCCAGTTCACAAAATCCGGCCATATCAGCATCAGTTCACGCTGGCTGAAGTTGTCGCGGTATTTGATTGCATCGGAAAGCGTTTTTGCGCCGTAAGCGCTGATATAGCCGAAGGCACGCAGCTGCTGACATACACCCGCCAGTGCGGTGGCGACAGCCTGATTATCCAGGCCCGGAACGCCCAGGATACGAGGCTTCACGCCTAATTCTGCCTGCGCAGAAAGCAGGGCTTTCATGCCGGTATAACGACCATTGGCATCCGAACCGCCAATAATATTGCTGGTGGTGGCGTCTTCATCCGCGCCGGTCGCAACACGCACGACCACGGTGACCGGTTTGCACTGATCCGCGATAGCCAGGAGCGCAGCACGCAGCGTACCGGTTTTACCCGCCTTGCCGCTGGCGGCCAGAACATCGGTGATCAGAACCGGTGTGTTAAGCGGAAACGTGGTGGCATCCGCATCTTCGGCGGTACAAACCATGCCGATAATTGCTGTTGAAACAGTTGAAATAACGCGGGTGCCGTCATTGATTTCGACGACGCGTACGCCGTGGTGATAATCAGCCATCAGGGTGACTCTCTCTGTTGTGGGGGTGAAGCAAGGATGCCGGTTCACAAAAGAAAGCGCATTCAATGGCAGGCGTGGGAGGAGTGGCACAACAGGTGGGGAAATAAAAAGGAGATAAATTAATTATCTCCTTAAATATTCACTATATTAATATTTTTGCTGATTTATCCTTGAGGATGGTTTTATTTAAGTGATAATCAGATGGCGCGAACAATATAGCTAAATGCGATGTTACGAGGTCTGGTTTCATTACCACCAGTAGACGACGTTGGTACAGCAGGTGAATAGTCATATCCAGAGTAACTATTATTTGATAAATGGCCTGGAACTTCATATAAGCCAGAGTTTAATGCTGATGCATCAGATGTTGGTGAAATATGCGTATGAGCAATAATAGAATTGCCCTGAGCAGATAGAATTAAACGCCCTGCATCAACTCCTCGCCCATCATCCCAACCACGAATAAATTCGCCTCGTAAATCCGGTAACAAACCCAGTGGGTAAACCGCGGCAAGTTTAGGATACTTTGCCTTATCGAAAGCCGCGCCATTACATTTTAACCAGCCTGCTGGCGCGGTTGCTGTAGGCCAGGGAAGGGGAATGCCCACCGGCAGATCGTATTGTGGATGTGGATTTGTTGCCGCCACATGCTTCGCCATCAGGTCATCCGCATAGGCTTTCACTTCAATCACTTTATCATCGACATATTTTCGCGTTGCCAGCACCACTGAAGGATCAATTTTTAGCGTGACAGCCTCGGTGCTGTTTACCACTAAAATCATACGGACGGTTTGTGTTCTGCCGCTCCCCTCCTGGAGTTGTGGTTTATACGTTTCCGGGCAATTGGCGATGGCAATCAGCGTATTGTCCTGATCAAATAACCCAATTTCCCGGATCCAGAATCCTCCCTGATCCTCGGGTATGATTTGCTCGGCAATAATCTGATTGGTATTTTCCGGATCAACACTCAGCGAATTAAGTGCTGCCCGTCGTTTCTCACCAATTAATTTTGTTTGTGCGGGATCGGGGGTGGGTAATACACCACCGCCATCGCCTAGCGCCATTTGAGTCAGGCTGAGTTGCGTTCCGAGTGCCGTAGCATTGGCCAGTTTTGCTGCGCCCAGATTGGTCAGCAGGGCATAGTATTTAGCTGTCATAATTTACTCTCAGGTTGTCGATTAAATGGATTGCTGAACCGGTAAATCCAGCACCGGACGCAGTAATGGTTTCAGGGATATAGGGATAAACGGTCAGCTCTTCGCCGTCGTAGGCGGCTGCGGCAATATAAAAATCACCGGTGACGTCCAGATTGATTGAGAGGCCGATCAAATGGCGGCTACAGGGTTTGGCATCAGCAATCAGACGCTCAAGCTCAAGATACATCTCTTCAGTAATACCCGTTTCAAGCACGCCCACATCGAGCCGAAAAGTGCCGGGAATATCGTGGGTCTGCCACCATTCGGTGATACGGATTAAATAACCGAGGGGTTCCACTACCCGCCGTAATGCGCCAACTGTGCCTTTATGTTTATGCACAAACCAGGCGGCGCGCACGGCAGAACGTTTTGCGGATTCAGTCCAGTTTTCATCCCAGCGGTCGACGGAGAATGCCCAGGCGAGATAGGGCAATAATGTCAGAGGGCAAGTCTGCGGATCCCAGAGTTCGCGCAGAGGAACTTTGAGACGGCCTATTTGCGCTAACGCCTGCGCAGCCGCAACTTCCAGCTGCGTTGACCCCGAAGGCAGCAGCCGATCATTCATCGGATCCTCCGACAGTCAGCGAATACGCAGTACAGAGTGACGCCTGTGTTTTATCCAAAACGATATCGGCCTGCGGAGCAGACAACTCCACGCGTTGAACCCCTTCAACATGTAAGGCTGCATAAATGGCGGACAGTCTGATATCGCGCCCTAAGCGGCTTTGCGTGTTGATATAAGTTTTAAGCTGAGCTTCTGAAGCCGCACGTACTGGTTCGATTTCTGGGGTGGGTAAGACGTAAAGAACCGCCTCTATCTGATACGGAACAATCTCCGCTGCCTGAACGGTGACGCGATCGGCCACCGGGCGAACGTCTTCGTCATTCAGCGCTTTTTCGACAGTGAGCAACAAGTCAGAAGATGCCGAACCATTGTTATCACGGGATAAAATCGTGACGGTTACTTCCGCAGGAGAGGGGCTGATTGCTGAGGCATCCGCCACCCGTCCGTCCGCCGAACGCGCATGATACTCATAGGCGCCTGTCGGACCTGCGACGCTCAGTCCTTCGAAGGCCTGTGGAATGCGCATGCGCAAATCGGTATCGGCTTCCATCACGGCGGCGGTCGGTGGAATGGTGGCGTTGTCAGCGGCCCGGAGTACCAGACGCTCGACGTTGAAGTTCGCGGCCAGCTGATCCAGATCGTTTCCGGTTGCATAGGCCACCATGACGGCGCGGGCAGATTCGTTGATCCGCTGACGCAGGATCAGTTCGCGGTAAGCATTCTCCTGCAGCAATTTGACCAGCGGTTCGGATTCCAGCGTCAACGTACGGCTGATGGCTTCCTGCTGGTCAGCGGGATAGAGCGAAATCAGCGTACTTTTACGTTCCTCAAACAGGTTTTCATAGTCCAGTTCCTCGACCACATCGGGGGCCGGTAACTGGCTCAAATCGATCGTTGCCATAGTGTCAGCTCACAGGAATATTGAGAGAAAAATCCGTCGCCGTATCGCTACGGCTTCCGGTCAGTTCCACCACCATCTTGCCGGTGTAATCGGTGTCGAAAGTGATAGCGTTCAGAGAAATACGCGGTTCCCATTGCAGCAGCGCGGTGTAGCAAATCGCCATCATTTGCAGGCGCAGTGCGCCGTTTTGCGGCTGGTCAGTCAGTTCTGAAAGTAACGAACCGTAGTTGCGGCGCATCACACGGGAACCCACCGGCGTGTTCAAAATATCGCTGACCGACTGCCTGATATGCTCGAGGTCTTCAATCGCCTTGCCGCTGTCTCTGGCCATGCCTGTGTATTTCGGATTACTCATTGCGGAACTCCGGTTTGGCCGTTGCCGGTTTGCACGCCGCTGTGGCGATGCGTATGCACAACGATGCCGTTAGATGTCAGACTGCCGCCGCTGTGGGTGAGATTGCCTGTCAGCGTGCCGCCCTGTTTCACTTCCAGCGTTCCGGCCGTCAGTTTGCGGGTGCAGACTACTTCCGGGGTATCAAGGGTGATACGCGTGCTGGCGGTGCAACGGATTTCCGGTGCGGTGACGTCCACTTTTTGTGTGGCATT